TCTTGAGTAGTTAAAGCAAGGTATCCTATAGCTACATTTCTACCATGCCCATCTTCAGATCCTAACGCGCCAAGTCCTAAAGCCGTGTTAAATGAACCTGTAGTTAGCGCGTCACCAGCTAAACCACCAACTAATACGTTGTTTGTACCAGTTGAAACAGATTTACCTGTTTCAAAACCAATCGCTACATTAAACGCATTAGTACCTGCGTTTTGTGCAAATAAAGCATCTTGCCCAATAGCTACATTTCTACCATCACCATCTTCACTAGATAAAGCTCTATAACCTATTGCAATATTATTAGAACCAGTAGTAAGCGCATCACCTGCTAACCCTCCTAATAATACATTTTGAACACCTGTTGTAACTTGATTACCCGCGTTATAACCTACAGCAATATTATAAGCTTCACCGTCATAATTTTGATTAGCAAGAGCTGATTTACCAACAGCTACGTTTCTACTACCTGTGTCTTCAAGAGTTAACGCATTTAAACCAACAGCAACATTATCAGATCCTGTTGTTAATGCATCACCAGCAAGACCACCTATAAGTGTATTTTGTATACCTGTTGTAACAGACAAACCTGCTGATCTACCTACTGCTACATTATAAGTATTAGTTCCTGATGATGCATCTTGAGTTGCTAATGCTTGATAACCGATAGCAACAGAAGAGTGAGAGTCTGTTTCATTACTAAGAGCTTCACCACCTATAGCCACGTTAGCTTGCCCAGTAGTCAAAGCATCACCTGCTAAACCACCTACAATTGTATTAACTATACCTGTTGTAATTGATTGTCCAGCACTAAACCCAATAGCTACATTATATGTTTCAGTGTTTGTTGAGTTTTCGTTCATTAACGCTTGATAACCTATTGCTACAGCGTTTCTTCCTGATACAGATGCGCTAAGAGCTCGATAGCCTAAAGCTGTATTATAATATCCTGTAGTTAAAGCATCACCTGTTAATCCACCAATTAGTGTGTTTTGTACACCTGTTGAAACATTTTCACCAGCTTTAAAGCCAATAGCAACATTATAAGCATCTGCACCCGCGTCTTGAGCATTAAGAGCAAAGTAACCAATAGCTATATTTCTTCCGTTTTCATCTTCTGTACTTAATGCACTATACCCAACAGCAACATTAAAAGATCCTGTTGTTAAAGCATCACCTGCAAGACTACCTATTATTGTATTTTGTACACCTGTTGAAACTAACTTACCCGCATCATAACCTATTGCTATGTTGTAACCAGTACCATCATAATTTAAAGCCGCTAAAGCTGAGTGTCCAATAGCAATATTTCTACTACCAGTATCTTCACCACTTAAAGCACTAACACCAATAGCTACATTACTACTACCAGTAGTTAACGCATCACCAGCAAGCCCACCAATTATGTTGTTATATAAACCAGTTGTCATTGCTTGCCCAGCGTTATAACCTATAGCTATATTGTAAGCATCTACATCAGATGTGTTATTTTGAGATTCTAAAGCAGCGGATCCTATAGCAACGTTTCTATCACCTCTAGTTTCTGAAGATAAAGCTGAAAACCCTATTGCAACGTTTGTATTACCATCTGTTAAAGCATCACCCGCTAATCCACCAACTAATACGTTGTTTGTACCTGTTGTGGTGCTCATTCCAGCGGCGTAACCCACTGCAACATTATAAGCCTGACCATCATAATTTAAATCTCTTAAAGCTGCTTGACCTATAGCTATGTTTCTACTACCAGTATCTTCAGTTGTTAACGCCTCTTTACCTATCGCTACATTAGAACTACCTGTAGTTAACGCATCACCAGCAATACTACCAACTATAGTGTTATTAGTACCTGTTGTAATTTGTTGTCCAGCTTCATAGCCTACAGCAACGTTATATGCGTCAGCACCTGCGTTTTGCTGATTAAGAGCTTCGTAGCCAACAGCTACGTTTTTACCGTGTTCATCTTCATTTGTTAAAGCAGCATAACCAACAACAGTATTATGAACACCTGTGGTTATAGCATCGCCGGCTAATCCTCCAATTATTGTATTAGCTGTACCTGTTGTGACATCTTTACCAGCTTGATAACCTATTGCAATATTATAAGCATCAGCACCAGCGTTTTGATCTTCTAACGCAGCGTGTCCTATTGCTACGTTTCTTCCGTGTGCATCTTCTGCCTGCAAAGCATTTTTACCAATAGCAATATTATAACTACCAGATGTTAAAGAATCACCTGCGTTACCACCTATTAATACATTTTGTATACCTGTTGTCATTAATACACCAGCATGATAACCTACCGCAACGTTATAGGCATCTGCACCAGCATTTAAAGTTTGTAATGCTGATGTACCTATTGCTGTGTTAAAACCATTAGCGTCTTCTGTACTTAAAGCACCGTACCCTAAAGCTACGTTATCAGTGCCACTTGTCAGAGCATCACCTGCTAAGCCTCCTACTAAAGTGTTTCTAATACCTGTTGTCATGTATCTACCAGCGTCATTACCAACCGCTACATTTAAACCATCACCATCATAGTTTAATGTAGCTAATGCGTTAGTACCAACTGCTACGTTTTTTTGACCTGTATCTTCTGTTGATAACGCGCTGTAACCTATTGCTACGTTACTTATACCTGTTGTAATTGCATCACCTGCTAAACCACCAACAATAGTATTATATGCACCTGTTGTAACTGCTGATCCCGCTAAATAACCCACAGCAACATTATAAGGAGTTGTACTAGACGTGTTATTTTGAGTTTGTAAAGCATGACTACCTATAGCAACACTTCCGGTTCCTGCTGTTTCCATGCTTAAAGCTTGCCAACCTAATGCAACATTGTAATCACCTGTGGTTATAGCGTCTCCTGATCTGGCTCCTGTCAATGTGTTATTAGCACCTGTCGTTATACTAAAACCAGAATTATGACCTACAGCCGTGTTATATACATCTACATCTGAAGTGTTGTTTTGATTGAGTAAAGTTGCATGACCTACAGCAACACTTTTGCTACCTTTTGTTTCTGCAGATAAAGCTCCATACCCTACAGCTACGTTATCATCTGCTCTTGTTAAAGCATCACCCGCTACTCCTCCTATTAATGTATTATACTGACCTGTTGTAATAGCATAACCCGCGGCGTGTCCTATAGCAACATTATAATTATCAGCATCATTATTTTGATTATATAAAGCAGTACCACCAATAGCAATTGATTTATTACCTGTATCTTCTGCTTGTAAAGTTCCTTGACCTATAGCTATATTATGAGAACCAGTTGTTATAGCTTCACCAGCTGTAAAACCTACTAATACGTTTTCTGATCCTGTGGTTAAAGCTGTAGCAGCGGCATAACCAACAGCAACATTATAGTCACCTTGTGTTATAGCGTCTAATGCTAATAATCCTATACCGACATTATATTGAGCGTTTGAAATAGTTCCAGTAGTACTGTGACCGATTAAAAGTGATCCTGTGAAGTTAGTTCCTTCGGATTTAAATCCTAAGGCTGATGTTGTACCACCGTAAAGTTCCGTGAAGTTGTCGTTACAAATGTCAAATGCTTCCCTGAGCGTAGAGCCAGTTCCATCATTAGCACTTGTACCTATATTTATAGATTGTTTAGCCATGTGTTATGTATTACATTTGGTTAGCATCAGCTGAGAAAAGAGTTGAGTCAGCTTTCAGTTCAGTAAAGTCTGCGCGCAGATTAAACGCGCTTGTTCTAGTATCAGCGTTAATTATCTGCTCACTGTATACTATGTTTGATTTTATACCTAATAAAGCCATGCTCTAGTATATTGCCATTATATCGTCAGCAGTAGTTCCAATAGCAAAAACTCTGTCGACTTCAACTGGTAAAAAAGATCCAGCAGCTATATTTTGAAACAATATTGGTCTGTGTATCTCATATTTTTCACCACTATCCATAATATCAGAAGCACTATTACTAGCATCTACTAAGCTAAGTACAGTATCACTATCTACAGCGCCAACAAAAGCAACTGTACCGTCAGTAGTATTTACTACTAAATCTCTAACTTGTACCGTGCTTGTAAAGTTTTGTGTAGAGTCAGTTAGCTTGTTTGATGTACCAGCTGTATCTGCTCCATTGTCTACAATTTTCTTTTGACCAGAAAGATTAACACATACGTTGCCAGCTGTACCGATGTAAATACCAGCACCGTTTTCAAGGTGAGCAACTGTTGTTAATGCATTTAAGTCTTTTGTATTATCTAAGTAGTTTATAGCAGCACTACCAATAGTACTAGCGTCTTTTAAAACAACAGCTCTTCTAACTGTTTGTACGCCCGGTCTGCCTGGTGCTCTATATCTACTTGGATCACCTATTATATCTCCGTATGCCATTTTTGATTTGTTTAATTATTATTATCTTTGTTAACTAAGTTTATTGCTTTTATCATAACTTTGTCAGAGTATGATTTACCTTCCATTATTTTATTTCTACGTAAACTAGTTGGTAAATCTTCTTGACCAAGTAACATCCTGTATATTCTACTTATAAGTTGACTACACTTAAACGATGTTTTATATATTGTATATTTTTGTGTTCTGTTGTTTCTTTGTCTCCAAACACTTATCCAGTCATTCCGCCTTAAACGTTCCCACCTGTTTTTATCCCATGAAAAAGTATAAACTCCGTCTATATAATCTTTTCTGGTAAAAAGTTCCATACAATCAAAATAAATTAGAAGTTCGAGATCAGCATCTTTTAATCCGTATGTTTTACAAGCCCATTTACGTATAATACGATAGTGCTTAAACAATCCTATGCTTCTAAGATCTTTGGCTTCTAATTTCCTCATAATACAATAACAACGTCTTGTTGTTTGATTACAAGAAGTATTTCTTCATTTATTTCAACATTAAAACCAGCGTGTTTATCGTAGTATATATTATCATTAGCTTTTACACCTTGAACTAAACTACCTACACTTTTTACAACACCTTGTTTATATCTTATGTCTTCTTTTATTTTATCTGTAAGAAGTAAACCACCTTTTGTTTTAGTTGGTTTTTCTTTTATCTCTTGTACAACTAAATATCCACCTACTGCCTTCATTCTTCTCTTTCATTACTAATTACACAATCAGTTGATAATATTGTTGTAGCTACAGACACAGCGTTTTTTAATGCACTTTTTGTAACAAGTAATGGATCAATAATACCTTCTTTTACCATATGCACCATTTTACCTGTTACTACATTAATACCAAAGCCTTTTCTAACTATTGGTACATTGTTTTCTATACCAGCATTTTTAAGTATCGTTTTATAAGGATACTTTATTGCTTCGATAAATATGTTAGCGCCTTCGCTTTTATCTTTTATACTTTTAGCAGCATTTAATAAAGCTACACCACCACCAGGTACTATACCTTCTTTTACTGCAGCTTTTGTAGCGTGTATTGCGTCATCAACTCTATCTTTTTTTTCTTTTAATTCTACTTCAGAATTAGCACCTACAGATATTACTGCTACATTACCAGATAATATAGCTAAACGTTCTTCAAGCTTTTCAGTCCTTAAACTAGGATCGCTAGATTTTAATTGCTGCTCAATATCTTTTATCCTTGCTTTAGCTTCTTTTGGTATTTCAGTTACTTTTAAAACAGTTGACTTGCTATCAGAAACAGCTCTTTCACACTCACCAAGCATATCAGGTGTGATTAAATCTATATCATCACCATACTCTTCGTTTATATGTGTAGCACCTGTTACCGCGGCGATGTCATCTAAAAAATCTTTTTTCCAAAAATTAAATCCAGGTGGAGCTATGACATTAGCTTTTATATTACCTTTTATTTTATTCATCACTAGCGCAGCCATTGGTTGTTTTTCTAACTCACCTATAATAAGTATTGGCCTGTTGTTTTTAACAGCATACTCTAACACAGTTTGTATTTTTCTAACTGTTGTTATTGGTGAACTAATTAATAGTACTAATGGCTTTTCAAGTGTTACTGTTTGTTTACCAGCATCTGTTACAAAGTTAGCGTTTATATATCCTTGGTTTATTTGCGAACCTGATACAACGTTTATCTTTGTCTCTTCATTACCGTTTTCAACATCCATCATTACAGTACCGTTTTTACCAACTTTTTTAAAAGCTTCACCTATTATAGCTCCTAACTCTTTATCATTGTTAGATGATATTGTTGCTACTTGATCTATCATGTCGCCTTCAACTGGCACTGATATTTTTTCTAAATAACTTATTGTTTGTTCACAAGCATTATTTATATCTTGTTTTACTTTACGTAAACTATCATTAGTAGCTCTATTAGACTCTTTTAGTAAAGCATGTGCTAATACAGTAGCTGTTGTTGTACCGTCGCCTGCTTCAGAAACTGTTTTTCTAGCTGCTTCTTTTATTAATGTAGCACCTATATTTTCTACAGGTTCTCTTAATATAACAGAGTTAGCAACAGTTACACCGTCTTTAGTAATCATGGGTCTACCCATAAAATCTTCTAGTATCACACACTTACCGCTAGCTCCGAGTGTGGAGCTAACAGCAGTTGTGAGTTTGTCTATACCTGCAAAGACTTTTTCTTTAGCATTACTGCCAAACGTTAAAGCCTTCACAATGTCTTGTGGATTTTGCATTTAATTTAATTTAATTTAACTTAATGTTACTTGAAAGTCTTTATGACTTTCG